TGCGTTTAATCTTTGATGCTTCTTCGATAATAATATGGTCTGGGTTAACACACAATTTATTACCACAAGTTCTTGTTACACGTGTACCTGTGTATTTTGTTGGTCTTTCACCATATTTCAATTCTGAGATTACTGAATGCACAGTTCTCATTTCACCTTCGTATCGCATCATTGCATAACCTTGTCTGTGTTTGCCACCACGCCAAATATAGCAGTTATTTTCTTTATCACTGAAATCTGAAATAGTTTGCAAGTTCCAAGTAATGCCATATCCTTGTTGTCCACTTGACATATAAATCTCCTTTATAATTTATCTATATTTATAATAACACAAAAATGACTTGACTGCAAGTGTTTTTTATGGTATAAATATAAGTGTCAGTAAGTGGTGGGGATCACTAATTGACATAAAAAGATGTTTGACATTTTTTTATCTCCTTAAAAGTTGATTGATTACGACCATAGCCCGATAGAGTTTTCTAAGTTCTCTATCGGGTTATTTTTTTGCTTGACACGAATCATATGACGTAGTATACTTGTGCTATAAATCAATTAACAAGGATAATCATATGAATCAATATAACCCCAATTTCAATGATCCAAGAGTTATTAAGAGATGCCGTAAAGCCATTGGTTTTACTAAAGCACTTGTATCAAATAAAACACCTACAGCTATGTCGACTCTTTTTATTGATAAACATTTCGGTAGTGCAAATCATAAACTCAGCAAATACCTAAGAAATCTATTACTTGTATGTGTTGATGATTCATACAATATGGATACAGGTGAATGCAAGAAATACATCTATTCAGATAGCGGTATGAATTTTTTAGTCAGTTCTTTAGGTATTAAAAAATCGGAGAATCATCTCTCTAAGTCTATCCCTAGTATAGCACTTCTCCATGAAGAAGCAATTAATTGGGCAAGTGAGACATATGAAGAGCAACTAGAAACATTAGATTTTAAATATGAAGAACATTCACATAGATTGTTTAATCCAATACAGAACATTCGAACTGATATTAGAACAAAGCTATTATCTGATAGAGGTCTAACTCATCAATATGATATCGTATGTGCAGCACCTACGTTATTGTATGCGCATTCATTTCAAGTTCCTGATGCAACTGGTGAAGTATTAGAGACACTAGAACATTACATTTCTAATAGAAGTGAAGTACGTAACAAGTTAGCATATGAAGCAGAGATTACAACAACGCAATCAAAGAAGCTAATCAATGCTTTATTTGCAGGTGCGCATCTAAGTAGACATCATAAATCATCACTGTTTCGTATGATAGACTATGATGAACCTAAAATGTTATTTCTACAACAACACCCATACTTGACTGCTTTACGATTAGATATTAGAACAATGTGGGATACAATTAAATCATCATATCCAACAGAATACTTTATTACTACAACTGGTAGAAATCGTAAGCGTCCATTTAATTCTAAATCAAAATGGAATATCTACTTTCAATTAGAAAGACAAGTAATAGAAGAAATCAAATCATATATGAATGAAATCAACTCTCATTATTTCTTAGAACATGATGGTTTCACAAGTGAAAAAGATGTAGATACAAAAGATTTGAGTCTTTATGTTAAACTTAATACTGGATTTGACTTAACATTTGACAAGAAATAAAAGAAGTGCTATACTAGGGATAGAGTTGATAGAGATGATTCTACAATATTATTTGACAAAAAAAACAAAAAAAAGGAGTTAAGAAATGGACTACTACGAATTCATAAAATCACAAGATAACTTAAAACAATCATTCTTTAATTCAAAACGAGATATCTATCTAAGTGATCAAGAAGCAAGACATATGTTAAATGAAATGATACCACGAACACTTAAATTTATATCTAGAAATATGTATAGAGATCATGAACTTGATATTGAGTTTATTAATGACATCACAGCTACAATTGAATATGACCAACACCTATCACAAAAACAATTAGATAAGTTTTTTATCTTATTTGACAAAACACCAGAATATATAGAAAGTGGATTACTATGACTTATGAACAATTTAACGCAGTATTAAGTAAACTAGACGATGATGATTGGGAAGCAATCTCAATCTTATTCGATATGAATAAAGAACATTATTGGAGATTAATCAATGAGTAAAAAAAGAGCTTGACTTTCAATGCTAAATAATGTAGTATTATATTATGAGTTACAATGATGTTGCTCATATTACTTTAAAATTTCGTTAAACGAACAAACAAGGAATATATTATGAATGAAATCGAAAACGACTTTCTAGAAGATATCTTAACTCCAGAAGAACTAGAACAGCATTACGCAGAAATTGAAGCACTTGAAGCTCGTAACAATCATCCTATGGATTGTCAGAGAACATTGAAGTCAATTAAAGAAGCACTTCGTGTAATTAAATCTGGAGATCAAAAATGAATGCATTATTTGAAATTAATGAAACTTCTATCAAAACATTAATTAAACCTCCAGTTACAGATATGAGAAAATTCGATAATATCGTTGACCATATCTGTAACAATAAAAAAATAAAACTTAATGTTCTTAAAGAAAAGAATGTAAACACAAACGATCTTGTTAAGTTTTCTCAGATCATGTTGCATTCATATGTTTCTAATGTAACTTCTTTAGATGATGTTCTAGACCCACAAAGAATCATTGATGCTAGTATTGCAGAACAGATTCAGTTTTGGGAAACAATGTGCGATGATGAAGAAAAGCACTTAGATGATTTGTTAACTATTGCATTTATGAAGCATCGTCCGTCACCAACTATGAAACACCAAACAGCGCACTTGACTAAGTTTGTAAAAGACAATCAGCATCATATGGAAAGTTTGCGCACAACTTGGAAAGAACAACATTATCTTCCGTACATATTCGAAAAAATGTATGCGTTGACTTGTTGGTTTAAATTTGATAACAGAGATCGTAATAGACTGTTTGAAAATAATCCAAGAAAAACATTCTTAGTTGAAGACTTTGATTATGATAATCGTCATACACTTTTAAAAGAAGTTTTACAGCGAAAACCAAATGATAATAGAATTAGCTTTTATGCTTATTTTACATTTCTTCAGTTTCTTATTACACACGAAGAAAATTGTTATGATGTTATTAATAAACTTATTAGCAATAATATTATCCATTATTGTGAATTATCATTAATTCGTAATATCAACAAACATCTTTAATAAACGTAAAAAGCCAGTGAAACATCACTGGCTTTTTTATTACATAAATGCGATAGCATCAAGTCTTTTTGCTAATAATTTTACATTTTTTTTAAAATCTAGTGGTATGTAAACTTCCCATACTGACTTGTCTTGTATGCAACATTTTATCTCTGATCCATCTGGTAAAAGTCTTAATGCTTCAATCGGCGTTCCCGCATTTATTAGAAGCAATCCACCCCACAAATTTCTGTTTTCGTGTTTAGGAACTCCACGTTTTACAGGTGGTGCGGTTCTATTTCTAACGTGTGGTGATTTTATTCGAATCATTCTTGACACGTCTAAAACTTCATACATCGTTGACCTCATCGAAAGCGTCCCAAAGTTCAGCCATTTCATCAACCATCCAAGAATACATCTTTTGTCTCTTTTGATCTAAATGTCTAAACTGTGCTATGAACTGATGAAGTTCTTCAATATCTACGATACCCATTTCACGGTGTTGTGCGAGCAGCATGTCTAATTTCATGACGATGTATGCTCGCTTCATTTCTCTACTTCTATTCCAAGTCATATTTTACCTATTAACTGCGTTGTTAATAGTATTTATGCAGTTACCACTTGACCTTATCTGCCCAATATGCACCTGACATTTTGCCCTTTGCAATATTCTTAGCATGTCTTGCTTTAAAAGATTTACGCTTATCTTTGTCTGCTTGACTTTCATTCTTCTTTGGTGGTTTGGTTTTTGCACCTTGCTGTCCAAAGCGAATAAGTTTTACCTTATCCCCTTCTTTAGCAAGAACAACGTGTGACTTGGTTGGATGATTAGGTGTTCGTTTAGGTTTGTTAAAACCTTCTAATCTATTCTTTGTGAGTCTTGGGTCTTTAGCCATTATGAAAGAACTGCACTATCTGAGAAGTAACGCCAATCAGCACCATCATAATAGATTGGAACATCTGCACGTGATCCGTCTGTTACGATACATTGTGAGCCTTTTTGTGGAATGCCCAATGAATCTAGATAAGCTGCTGTTGCTGAATTCATAACTGGCATAGTCAAACCACCAGAACCCGCTTCAAAACTTAACTGACCTTTACAATTGATAACATCTGTTGTTGCATCCCCAAGTGTAACATTTCCGTCTAGTGTTGTTGCACCAGTTACATTTACATCGTCATTCAGTGTTAAGTTACCACCAGTTGTGATTGTTCCGTTACCATCTGGATTGATTGTTACAACATTGTCTTGTAGCGATAATGTTTGTGTTCTTTGTGTAGTTTCTAGTCTACCGTTTGGTGATGTTTCGAATGTAATCTTACCACCAACAGAAGTTGCTGATTGTGTTTCTGTTGTTTGCATTACGATATTTACTGGTGCGAATGTTGGTGTTGTTCCCGCCGCATCTAGTGTTCCCATACCAAACATACTCATCAAGCGTTTGCCACTTTCTAGTGCTGTTGGTGATGCAACTGTGCCACCTGTTACGATTGAACTGAATGATGGGTTTGCCAAGCTATCTACTGGTTTACCAGTTGAACCACTGTGTTCTTTAATAATAACACCTGCCCATGCCTGATCCCCTCCATCTACTTGAAAGCCATGAACTGCATAGTTGTTGCTACCGATTTCATAATCACCGATTGTAGTAGTTTTACTTGCTACGTTACCAGTGACAGTTGCACCATCAACACTAATATTAATTTCAGTGTCACCGTGTGCTAGACCCAAATCTGTAAAGTTAGCATCTAGTTCTGCGTGGGTCAACGCTGTACCTTTACCTGCTCTTGTTGTAATAGTCATTGTGTTTTCTCCGTTATGTGTTAGGGTCTATATTCTGTGCGAATAATAGCGATTTGTTTTCGTCTGCCGCCCAATCAGTTCTAAAATTAGTGCGCCTATCATTTACTGTTAAAACTGCACCCCATTTAGTATACATTCTAAATTGCATTTGAACTGGTCTACTTTGCCAACCGTAATCGTAATGATACTCATCAACTAGTTTAAAGAAATTACCTGCTGAATCTGAATTTCCTTGGCTATCTTGTGAATAAACTGCATAACCCAAGCCTTCTTGATAATGAAATCTATTGTATGCCCAAATAAGGTTATTATTCTCATCTGTTATCTGATGGAACAAAGCTATATTGCTATGTAAGTATACACCAGTGTCATAATCCATATGCACCATTCTGCCATAAAGTTCCTTATCATTTCTAGAAAGTCCATTGCTTTGTCTAAATTCTATTACATCATCGGGATTCCAATAAATGTCAGTGCCTTGTCCTGATAGATTGTCAATTCTGTTACCATTAAGATATGCTGACAGCCCACTTGCAAAATAGTAAGTTAAACTTCTGTGTCCAGACATTTGAGTTTCTACGCCTGTGGCATCTTTACGATATACAGTAAACGTCACTTCAAACGTTTGTCCATGATTCGGAATATTAGCGTTTTCTTCATTTACGCCAGTAACATATATACCGTTCTTTAAAATATTATTTAATGTTGTTTTATTTGTCCACCCTGTATCAGTAATATTTAGTGATGCGCCTAATGTAGTCAAATCTTCATTCTTTGGTGTAAATAAGTTACCTCCATCAAATACTACTTTATATAGAGATTCGCCACCATTTTCGTATGTGTCTGTGATTGTTATCGGAGCATCATATTGCATATTAACGTTTTCGGATATTAGCCTTGGAACTAACGTTGTGTGACCAAGCGGATCGTCGCGTCTATCTGGTGCAATGGTATTACGAGACAATAATTCAGTATGTTCTCTCAAATCTAACCCTAGAATAAACTCATCTTGCACAAAGAACTGAAGATTGCCAGTAGCCGTCCCCATAACATATTCTGGTGTATCAATACCTGTCATTGTTGCTACTGTCACTGCATCTGCGTGTGTAACAAGTGTGTTGTTAACTGTGCGCTTTTGTGTGTAGATGATATCTACATTGTCAGATACATCTGCGAATGGAGTAAAGATAATATCTTTGATTGACGCATTTACTTCTGCTTTAGAACCAACTAAACGAACTGCATAATCTGATACGAAAATTGACACACCGTCTTCTAGATACCCTTCTTCAACATAAGGAACAAACTTACCTGTTAGTTCATTTGCTAATTCGATAGTTACATCATATGTTGCATCGAATAGATCACCTGCGCCATCTTGAATAAAATCATCGAGGTGTGCAAAGATAGATTGATTTTGAATATCTTCTGTATACTTTACATTTGTCCAAGTAGTTTTATATTCGCTTTTATCTGTCCCTGCATTGAAACGCCCTAGTTGTTCATTATAATTAATGATACTACTGTTATTGCGCATACGCTCTAATTTATGTTCAAACCAGAAAGTGCCATTAGTCTCTGGTGAGTTAGTAAAGTCTGGGGTAGTCGGTGTCATTTTCATCGTTGCGAATGCTTTGTTAAGTTCAGCTTTCGAACCTTGTAATATTAGAGGGTCTGAAACTGTTCCACTACCACTTACCAATAAGTTTGCATTTGGTTCTGTAGTTGTAGTAAAGTTTATATCTGCAAGTTCTTGTGCGTTTGAACCATCCCAATACTTTCCACGAATTGTTACTTTATACCAACTGCCATACCAACTATCATATCCGTTAGCAGGTGTGTAATCTGCGTTTTCAGTAAGTTCTTCTGTGATACTAAATTGAGTATCAAATTCTAATGGTGTATCTTCTACCCAATCAAATAATTGTGCATTAACAAAATATGGTGCTGTGATTGTTGGGTTCTTAAAGTCTGTTCTTACACTTGGTGAGAAATCTACACCTTCTAATACAACATTATCTGCATCACGTGTTACTTGATATTCTACATAAAAATCATGTAGTTCATCATACAATGGGTCTGGTATAAATTTAAGACTTCTTAAAACTGGATTTACACTGTTTTTTCTTCCAGTTATGGTTATTTCATTTGAACGATCATTAAGAATAGTAATTTCATCAGTTAAATCAGTTGTAAGAACACCATGTGTAAATGTTGAACCATCAATTTTTAATCTAGCTACAACTGTGTATGTTGATTCAAATGTAGGAGTAACTTCGTATTCGTCTGCTGTGTCTGTAATTTGCAAACCACTATTGAAACTAATTGATACGTTATTTTCCCAATTGATTTCTGGGTTAGTTAACGGAAAACTAAAATCTGCAAGTGCTACTGCATTCATCGTAAATGAACCAGTTTGTTGCTGTGCGAATGTCAAGTCGCCACTTATTCTGTCTACTGTAAATGCGATTGTAAAATCATCATCGTAATCTGGATTAGGAGCAAAGAATAGATTTTGTAATGCTACATTAACTTCATCACGTGTACCTTGTAATTTATACTGTGCTGATGTCCCATACGAAGGTGTAAAGAACGCTGTGCCAGACGTAACGTGTCTGCCTAATACACCTGCATTTGCATCACTTAGTGTAAAGATAACATCGAACTGTTCGTTTCTTGGGTGAATGATTTGTGGTGTTTTAGAGTCTACAAAGTCATATCGTTGATCTTCTGTCCAACTGTGTGTTGTATTTAAATTAGATACTTCTTCTGTTGGAGTGCCAGATACCGCAACTGATTGTTGAGTAGCAGTGTAACTTGTTCCAAGAGTAGGATTACTAAATGTAAAATCAACAGTCAAAGTATAACTTGTGTTAAAATCTTGTTCCATATAAAGTTCTAGAAGTCTTAAATCCTGTTTTAGTTCTGCTAGAGTTGAACGTGTCGTTGTTAGTGGTTGTCCATCTACATATGTCCCTGTTCCAAAATACCCATGAGAAATACCAGAATGTCCAGTTGCATCAAATGTTACTGTGCAAGAAAATTGTGTTACGTCTGGTTGAATGTTTCCAAAATTAACAATACCAAAATCTTGCCACGCATCACCGTCTTCTATAAAACTTTGATCTGGTAACGTAGACACGCCAATAACTGCATCTGAGAAGTAACAAGTTTTAGTAAGTGTTGAACCAACAACGCCATCTGTTACAGTTAAGAACATATCAAATGTCTGTTGATTACCTGCACCATAATAGCGAACATTGTCTAAGAATGCTTGTGCTTCTGCTACTGAACCAGTAAAGTCAAAACGTGCTTCTTGATTGTCACTTGTCGCAGGTTTTTTGTCGCCAATATAAATGTTTTCATCTTGTGTGATAGCACCATATGAGCCAGTTGTTACATAATCTGAACCCCCATAATGTCTAAACTGACATTTTACACGAACATTTTCTGTATCACTGCCATGTGAGATTGTGCCTAGATCAAGTAACCCACCTGAAACTGCATCGTGTGATGCTGAGTTTAAATCTTCATTCGTAGGAGCAACTGACCAATATGGACGCTGATTACCAAACACTGCTTCTGTTACGGAGAATGTTACAGTTTGTGTTGATACTTGAGTTGCACCATTATACACTTTTAATGAAAAAGACGTATCACCGATTGTTGGCGGTTCTTCATCTGCATAAGTCCCAGATGTTTGATTGTCTTTTAGTGGTGTTGGATTCCAAAGTCTTGTCTCTGCTTTATCCGCAGGAAAGAAAGACATTGCGGCTAAAACAGCGTCTACGTCGTCACGCTCACCTTTAACTGTCCAATACTCTTGTAATTTATGATATGTCGCTACTGCTGTTCCGATTGACGGAGTTGCTAAGTGACCTGTTGTGTCCCAATTACCACTTCCATGTTGAATTGTTACTTTTACTATATCTGTTGCGTTTGGAAATGTGTTATCACCGCCATATGCAGTTTCACCATGCGCCGCTCTGATTTCATCTGAACCATATCCAAAACTCGTTTCATTGAACGGTGTATACGATACTGTTTTACCTAATGCCATTTATTTCTCCGCTAGACTGTGTTTGCCCATATTCTAGTATATTTATCTGGGTCATGTTTCTGTGCTGTAACAGCATAAATTCCATCTTCTGACTCTTCAATTGCGATTACACGATAGTTTCCATACAATGTTCCGTTATATTTGTTCCAAACTGCATCGTTTGAGAAGTCTGCATTAAATGTGTCAGTTCCTATGACTACCTGTCCACTTGTAGATATGGTTGCAGTTGTGCCGCTTACTGTTCCAGTTCTTACAACACCGAAACTATCTGTGATTGCTATTGAACCTGTTCCTGCATCTCTGTCTAGCGTTACTGTTCCATCGCCATTGTCTGAAACAACACGTCCACCAATAGTGTCTGTGTCAACACGCAGAGTGTCATTCAAGTAAATCAAATCATTTGGTAGAACATCATAATGATCCCAACCTGCAATGTACGAAACTGTTTCACTATTTGATGCTTCTGTTTCATAATACCAAGCACCATGATACATTGCCGCTTGTTTGCTTGTGCAACCAATTAATTCTAATGTCGTTTCACGCTCACCGTATTTTGCAATGCTTGTTGGATTTCTATACTGAACTTCTTCTGATCTAAAATAGTTTGCAGGATTATTAAACTTAACATTGACTACATTAAAGATGTTATCAATTGAACCACCTTGGTATGTAGTTTCTGCTGAATTTGTTTGATTGACTAATTTCTTAATCACTGGAACATGCGTATAACTCCCACGTGTCCACGAATATGAATTAGCGTCAAAAATCAATCTTGGATTACCATTTAAGTAAACAAACTTTGCAAACATTCTGTCTGCTATTTTTTGTAATGCTTCGAACTTAGATTCTGCGCCGTAAATAATCCCTTGAAATAATGATGCTTGAGCTTCATTTATATCACCTGTAGGAGCGATAGCACACCACTCAGCTGCATTGTAAATGTCTTTGTATAGTTGTTCTTTTTGTGTCGCATTAAGAACAATATCGTTGCCAAGTCCAAATGTAGTATTAGTTAGATAATCAAAAAATACCCATGCTGTGTTTGAAGAATAACCTTTAGTAGAAGTATAATTTGCGTTCTTCCATTGTTCAAAAGTTAGATTAGGTTCTGCATTTGGTTCTTCCAACTGATCACGCCCACCGACATAAAGACCAATCTCACTTAATGTAGCTTCGCCATCACCTTGTTCTGGACGATACTTAATTTGAAAGAATGAAACATCTGATGCATCTAGTGTATTTGTAAATGCTAGTGCAGGAATGAACTTGCCTTTTAATTGTTTTGTAGACTGTTTTGGTTGTGTAACACGACTTGGTGAAACACCGCCAAATATAGTTGAGATAGAACACGGTTGATTAGCAATATTTGCTTTGTCATCTGGTTGATCACCGTTATAACTTGCGCCGATTCCAACTGGTGCTGTGCAAGTTACGACATTGCCTGACTTAGTTGCTGTCCAGTTTGGTGTGCTTGAATATGAATTAATTGCTGATTTAATTTGCTGTGCAATTTCTGATGTTGTGCCAGTTGGTGTTATTGCTTCCATTATTTTTTTGTCACGAACAAAACATTGAAAGTCATCACTAGTTCCTGTCACAGTTATTGTGAATTTTGGTGCTACATATTCTGTAACTGCTTCACTTCTGATTTGTCTAGTTGATTCTGATGCACCTTCACTAGAACTGATGTAGAATGTAATTGTTACATCGCCAGTTGTTGCTGTTGTTGAGAAGAACTTCAATCCACTGTCAAGTGTTCCTTGTAGATTACTCGCTGTTCCGATAAGTGTCATTGCACTTGTATTTCTACCGATTGCTGTTACAGAACCACCCACGCTTACAACATCGACTGTGCCTTGTGGAACTCTGATTGTAAGAGTATTCTCTGCAAGTGCATCTGCGTTTGTTACTGCTACACTTGGCAGTGTAACTGTATCTGCTACGCCATCGCCACTGTAAGAACTATCTTTTGACATTTCTACTGTTGGAATATCTGGAACTGATGGAACTGTAACTGAACCACTTGTTCCTGCGCTACCACTTGAACCACCTGTGCCGCCACTACCGCTTGTTCCTGATGTTCCTGAACTACCAGTTGATTCTAATCCATCTTGAACAACTAACGGTTCTGGTGGACTTGTATCACTGAATGAGCCAGTGATAGCATCTGTGTATCTACGTTTATCGTCTAAGTCGAAATCATCTGAATCTGTATCTGCAATAAACGCTTTGAATCCGTGATCTGGTTCGAATAACTGATACGCACTTTGTGTTAGTGCGCCTTGCTTATAAAGACCATCAAAATCATCAAGTGGTTTTACAACTTCTACTGCGTGTAGATATGTGTCTGTAGATATTGTGTATTCGTCATCTGCCGCTCTATTGTCGAACCAAGCATATACTTTAACAGTGTTTGCCGCTTTTAGTATTTGATCTGGGTAAGTTGTTAGATAGTCTGACAAAGAATAATTAGTAAAGTTATAATCATCTAGCACTGTAGTATTGCATTCGTCTGCACCAGAGATAGAATTAAGTTGTGGTATTCCATCTTCTTTTGATCCGCTACCTGCATTCATCGACATAGGTGCTAAACTTTTTGTGTGCTTGTAACCACCATTCTTTAGATGTGAAATAGTGTAACTACTTTGGTCTAAGATAAACTCACGACCACATAGAGTTGTCGTTAAAACATAATAAACTGTAACTGAGCCATTTACACGTGTCTTAGTCGTTGATGTTTGTCCATCTGGTGCAAGTTCTACATTTGGTGTTAAACAATTTAAATCACCGCTACCTGTAATCGGACGTTCTGTTCCACATAGTGTTATTGTTCCGTCTACTACTGTAGATACTGTTGTAATTTCTTTGTAGATACCTTCTGGGAAGAATGTTGTTAGGTCAATCGTGTCTACTGTTTCATCTACATCCGCAAAGTCAATGTCTGTTGTAAAGTACGGTGTTGCTTGATCTAGTCTGCGTAGTGGCGCACCTTTACCACTTACAACAGCCGCACCAACGCCTGTCGGTTCTATAACTGTAGTTGTCGTTTTTAGTGTGCCAGTTGTTTCAATGTGTGTTGCAGGTGGGTTGTATTGTGTATAAGTTTTAGCAGTATCACTAGTTGCACCACCACCAGTTCCACCTAGTCCACCTTCACCGCCTGAACCGCCGCTACCACCTGATCCACCTGCACCACCATCGTAAGTAGCACCTGCTTCATTTAGTAAAGCATTAAACGACTTTGCTTCCCAACGACTTGTTGCTGTGTTCCAGTAAAGAACATTGTTAACGCCTTTTGCCGCTGTAACATCACCAAGATCATTTAGTAGTTTACCATCTGTCGGGTCATTAACTGCTTCAATCTTGTCGCCATCTTCTTCTTGTAGCAGTGGATTGTAATCTGAGATAGTAGCACTTTGATATACACCGCCACCATCACCTTTTGTCATTTCCATCTTAATGTCTTTGAAGTTTGCAACTGATGTTATTGGGTCAACTACAAAAGAATCATTTATAACAACTTGTTTTAGATTTTCTACATTGTCACCCGCTACTCCACCGACAAAGTTTTCACCTAATCCAGACGGATCACGTGTATAATTCGCCCCATCAGCACTTCTAAATGCTAATCCAAAAATTGAACCTTCTGATACTGGTAATCTAACTTCTTGTGTTACAAACTCTGCATCAACATCACTTGGTTTCTGACCTAAATCAAACTGTGTGTTAGACATACCAACATGTCCGTAGATGATCGGTATAATACCTGCATCTACTTGCTGTCCCATATCAATGCCATCTGCTGTTTTAGATTTCTCACCAAGTTTTGCATTTTTAACATTTGCAATAATTGGTGGCGCACCTTTTTGTTTTACAAAGTTTCCAATTTGTGCTTTTTGTATTTGTTGCGCTAGTTTAGTTTTAATAAATTGCCCTAAATCGTCACCTTTAAACATTTATATCTCCAACTTTCTTGCGCTTGGTTTGTTACCATTTTCTGTCCCTAGACTTGGGGTAAGTGTAAATGTGATTGCGTTAGTATTTAACTCTTCTACATTCTTTACAAAATATCTCTGCGGTATCATATTGTAATACGTTCCATAGAATAAACGTTTTCTATTAACTGACAAACCACGATAATCCATCATACTAAAACCAGATGTTGCATTTGCCCACCCTGTAATATTCCATAATGTTTCTGCGGCTATTGTAAGAGTAGGTTCTGCAATTTGACCAGTTAAATCTGCACGTAAAGCTGAAATAGTTAAATCACAGTGTTCGAATACTTGAATACCAGTTTCATCATCCCACGCAATGTCAATCTTTTGATAACCACCGCTTCCATTCGGTTCTTGTCCAGATGCAATGTAAACTTTTGCACTACCACCAATCCTTGTAAAATCAAATTCATACAAATCTGTTACTGACTGAGTGACAAGTTTCTGTGATTGTATTGATGGTAAGCTCATAAATCGAACACCTCAATCATAGTTGCATTCACTGTTCTTTTGTCACCATCTGCCATTTGAACGTCAAAGCCTTCTAAGTAGAATTTACCTGATGTTCTTAACAAATTGTTATTTGTGATATCAATCGCATCTGCTAATAAATGTCTGTTTTCATAAAACAGGATCAGCGTAGCCGCATCTGATTGACTTAGATTTTCGTGTATTACTGTGATTGTGCGTCTTTGATAGTTAATACCTACTGGTGTTCTTTGAATATATCCATCGCCAAACTCTACTAGTCTGTGTCTTGGAGTAGAACTGTAACTTGTTGAAAGTGACATTCTTGTTTGTAGTGGTAATGTCGCCATTATACTAGTCCTCCGTATGCTGTGTTCTGTCTAAGAACTTTATTTGCTACTTGAACAGCTACACCTTCAATATACTTTTGCATTTCTAGTGTTGGTTTTTCGTTAGCGCCAATATTTACTCCAGAGATATTGAAGTTCACATTACTTGCTATGCTACCACTTGACGCTGCGATTCCGCTAACAGGAGAAGCGACTTGTGGAGTCATATTTTGCATTGCGCCAACTGCTTCCATCACACTTTGAAGTGCGGCAGTTGTTTGATTTGCTGCTATCTGTGCAGGATCAGACATTATACTCGGTAATCTGTCCATCCAACTACCGACTGCATTTACCATATCTGGAACGATTGAATTGCCAACTACTTCTTCTTCTGTGTTACCAAACCATCGTGTTACACCGTTATACCAATCTTTACCTGTCTCAACTGCGCCCCTGCCAAGATCACTTGCAGTATCTAAAACAGCACCGCCCATTTCACTTGCTTTGTCGCCAACTGATTTTGTTGCATCTCTAACTGAATCAGCAATGTTGCTTACAAAAGCCCATGCCGCTTTTGCTGTTTCTACAGCACCAGTGATAAAGTCCATAACACCTTGTATAGTTACTTTGATACCTTCAAATGCACTAGTTACTACTGTAGAAATAATACCTGCAATTTCAACGAAAGCATCTCTTAAAATAGGTATCCATTTCTCTGCTACTGGTTGTACTGCTGATGCTAGACCGACAAGTGTTTCAAATGCTAATTTACCTAGTGGAATAACAACTTCATTTGCAATTGTTCCAAGAAGTTTAAATACTGGTTCTAAGTCTTGCATAACTTGTTGAACTGCTACAAACGCATCTGGTAATGCCGCTAGAACACTACCAAGCCCTTCGCCTAAACTTGTAATCAAACCTTTATTATCACGCACAAGAGCAGTAAGTGCTTCTGTGAATTCTTTCATGCCGCCTTTAGCACCTTCGCCAAACGCAACTTGTGCTTCGAACACCGCACCTTTTAAGTTTGAGAATGATTGTGAAAGTGTTCCTGCGTTGATTTTAGCCGCATCACCAAAACGTCCACCTTCTTCACCCATCGCAATAACTGCGTCAGTAACTTCTTTTGCTGAATTAAATACTTGTTTATTGCCCTTACCAAAGTCTGCAACAAACTGACCATTTTCTTTTGATACCTTAACACCGAATTCTTTTAGTCGTTCAAACTCACCTGTTAGTGAGTCTGCTAGTGCTTCTGCAAGTTGGTCAAAGTCTTTTGCGTTTGCGGTAGCAACGTTTGATAGTGCTGTGATAGAATCATTACTTGTATCAACACCTACACGTGTAAGTGTTACGAATGCGCCAGTAATGTCTGCTAAATCTTGTGGTAGTGAGTTAGCAAGGTCTTGAAGTCTTGCCATTTCACTGTTTGCTTTTTCTTGTGAACCAAGATATGTTTCGAGTTGAACTTGTAGTTTTTCGTATCCAGTAAAAGCACTAATAGCATCTGTTGCCATTCTTCCAAGTCCAACTGCCGCCGCCGCACCTGCTAAAGCACCAAATGCTTTTTTAAGACCGCCAGTACTTTTGTTGACTTTGCCGATACTCTTATCAACTTTGTCGAACTCTTTACCTACTTTACCTACCTTGCCTCTCATTGGATTAAGCGACCTTGATATATTGTCTAGTTTCTTACTAGCTTTATCAAGTGCCGTGATTTCAATTTGAATATTAGCGTTTGCCATGTCGCTTGCTCCGTTTCTCTTTTATTTTAAAGTAAGCACCCCACCCTTGAAGTTCGGATGCCGACATTTCCATTATTTCATCAACAGTTTTATGCAAATGTTCTGCTAACTGAAACAAGAAAAATAAGTCAGCATCCGTTGCTAGTTTTTTTCAACTTCATCCGTTTCTGATGCATCGCTATTTAAAATTGTTGTAGCGACTCGTGTAACAACTGATGGATCAACATTGTTCATAATGTCGAACTTATCTGCTACCGTAAACATTTTGCTACCATCTTCTTTTAAACCACGAGAGATTAGTGTTTGTGCTAATGCTTCCGCCATTTTATTTTCACGATGTAATGCAACGACTTCCTCTGTTTGTTTCAGAGTTGCGCTACCCTTGAAATAGATTTTTGTTTCCCATTCTGGAACATCAATGCATTCAAGTTTGTCTGTTAGTTTAGTTTTAAAATGCCCTTTAGCATTTGCAATTACACTCATCTATTACCTCTTATGTTGTTGTTTCTGTCAGTGTGCCTGAACCAGTGAAGTCAAACGATACTGTTACAAGTTCTGCTGTTGCCGCATCTACTGATTTAGATGTAACGATTGCCTCACCTGTGTATGTGCCTGAACCTGCGCCACCTTCAACAAGAACTACTGACACTGTTGTGCCAACTTCGATTGTTGCTGTTTGCGTAGTATCTGCAAAACCTTCGATTGAACCTGACCATGATTTCAAAGAACCCATGTTCTCTTTCCAACCACCTGACCCAAAGTTTGTGAACTCTAGTGTGTCTGCTTCGACACTGATTGACCACGATGTGATCTTTGTAACGTTTACTTCTGATCCTGCTGAACCTACTGCTACGCTACCATCTTTACCTGTAATAACTGCCATTGTTTTCTCCTGTTAGCCTTTATCTAAATCACCTTGATGGTGAATATACTGGATACGAACAATAATCTGTATCGCACCTAATGGAAAAAGAACACCCTCGTCAGTGTTCACTTCCGTCACTAAAGTATCAATGGCATATCCACCTCTTGATACATCTTCATATAATTTCTCTTCAATCTCATCTAAGATTTTGTTTCTTGCACTATCAAGATACTTACCTTTAACGAAACCTGTAAGAATATATTCGATTGTCCCTTCACGTGAATAACCCATGTGAATATCTGTTTTTAATTCTGAACCACTTTGCACTAGAACTGCGGGAATTTGAGCATCACTAATTTCATCTGGTTCAAAAACATCACGTGTCACAAATTTGATTGACTTGATGCTTTTAAGCGATTTGACAATATCTTTTGCAATATTTTCTCTGTAACTAGTTTTACTCATAAGTCTCTCTCAAGTTGTCTACGAAATGCATCTGTTATGAATTTCATTTCTTGTGGTCTTACACCAACAAACGGTCTTTTCTTACCTACGTTCTTGGCTTTGTTTTCTTCTTCTTTACGTGAAAAAGCAACTTTAACTTTTGTGTTGTTAACTCTTTCTACACCCAAATTAGAAAGCATACGCCCACTAAAATTCAAGTCTGGTTTTGTTCCACGCCCTTTTTCTTTTCTGTAATCAGCATAGTCACGTGAGTAGCGTTTAAAACCACCTAGTAAACCTACGCCTCTACTTGTTCTGTCAACAATAGTTTCTACTGTTTTCTCTGCACTTCTATTTAGAGCTTTTGGAATTGCTCTCTTTAGCTTGCGCTTGTAAGAAGCGACAAAACGATCAAGGTCACGAGTGTGAATCTTAATCTTCATTAACGAATTAACCTACGTGTATGGAATGGTTGTTTCTCTGATTGTGATACTGTATCGTCATTGTTGAAATCGTATTCTACACCATCTTGTAAGATGTTGTTAAATTCTTCTTCATACTTTTTACGATAGTGCATCATCATAACTTGAAACTTGTCTTCGTCACCACTTGCATTCCACTTTGTTAATTGTGGTAGAGCGTATTCTGAAAGAACACGATAACACGCACAACGTGTGAACTGCGATTCTGTTAAACGATCTGCATCCATTTCCAAACTTGGTAGAGAACGAGAAATATCAAAGTTAGTCATATTTCTTGAACGCACCCACCACTCTGCACGTAACTTGCGCAAAATGTCTTCACGTGCTTTAGCGTGATATGATTCGAAATCATCGATACCGTAATCTAAGATGTCTGCTTGATATTCTATTAAATTGTCATCGGTTGACATTACCATCTGCGTTCTCCTAGTATGCAAGTAAGAGAGGAGAATTTCCCCTCTCTCATTATTAAGTTAAACTTATGCGTCTGCTAGTGTTGAGTCTGCTGACATTGCAAAGCCATAGTTGTCATATAGAACACCGTGACCGTAAACTGCTGTTGCTACCAATTCGTTTGCACGAAGTGATGCGTCACGCTGTTGCTCAATTTGAATGTCTTGCATTGTTGCTAGACCTAGTGCATCACGATGGAAGATACCGCCGATTGAGTCGCCAGTTGTGTGTGGAACGTTTGCTGATTCGAAGATACGAACACCTGCGATTGTGCCTACATAACCTGTGCGTAGTGCTTCATTTGACAAATCACCTGCGTGACCTGCGAATGTGTTTGACAAACCTGATTTCATGTCATATGCAACTAATGGGTTTACAACACAGAAGATGTCTGCACCTGAAATACCGTTGTTGCGTAGTTTTGCTACTGCTTCAAACATTTGTGCCGCTGACATTGCTGTTGTTGCGTTACCGATTGTTGCCGCTAGGTTTGCGAATTCACCGATCAAGTCTTGATCCATTTTCTTCGCAATTGCTTCGCCCATTAGACGACCTGCATCTGCTACAACGTTTGATGCTGATGTGCGTAGTGCTAGATCAGTTACAGTTGCCAT